ATTATTGCCCAACTTGGATATGTTAGTTTAGATGATTATATAGGCGACCCAGGACAAAATAATTTAAAATCATATCCTGAGTTAACACAATATTCACAAGATTATTGGAAAAAATATTCAACACGAAATGAAATTAATTCATATATCAAAATATTTACATTATTTGATTTATCGTTTTTTAAACAACTAGAACAATTACTTCCGGCACGGGCAAATAAATTAACTGGCCTTTTAATTAAACCTAATATATTAGAACGTAGTAAAGATACAATATTACCATCGATTACTAAATTTGATTCAACATTCTATACTGATATTACTAATATAGCTCCTGTTACAAAAGGCGATTATATACAATATACTAGCTCTATTAGTAATTCTAGTTTAACAATTACTGCGATTGATGATGATCAATGGCAGGGTTATTTAACAGCATCAGTAGATAAAAAATATAATGGTACTGTATATTCACAGAATTATTTAATATATTCAGGATCTAGTTATATAACAGCATCTTCGCCGTATTGGATTGCTGAAGGGATCGGACCTGTAATTATTAATAGCTCAATATCAGAATTTAAGCGTACAATTACCCCAACAAATTTAAATACAACATATGGTTTAGGTATTTATGGTATTAATTCATATTTAGGAACATTAATTGGACAATTAGCTGAGGTGCAGGATTTTACCCCAACTGGTGTTGCAAACCATCGATGGAATGGAACTAAAATGATATCGGCAGGATTTAATATAAATTCAACTGACACAATTGATGGAGGCGCGGTAGTAGAATGGCGCATTGCGAATCCAAATCAATTAGTATATCAACAAAATAGTGAACAAGGTAGTTTTGTTTTAGTTTAACAATGAAATCTAGAACATGTATATTTATATAAAATAAGGTTAAAACATTATGGGATACTTAAATAACGCGTCAGTAACAATCGACGCTATATTAACATTAAAGGGCCGGGCACTTTTAGCAAAAGGTGGTAACGCATTTAATATTACACAATTTGCAGTCGGGGATGATGAAATTGATTATTCATTATGGAATCCTGATCACCCATTGGGGACTAGTTATTATGGTACTATTATCGAAAATATGCCAGTTACTGAAGCTATACCGGATGAAACCCAAGCATTAAAATATAAATTAATTACATTGCCGAAGCAAACAACGAATATACCAGTAATATCTGTAGGTAATACATCCATCACATTATTAGCTCCAGGCGATAATGCAATAATTGCGCCAAATACAAGTAACTTCCAGGGAGGTAACTCAAATTTAGGCTACACAGCAATATTGTCTGACTCAACCGTTTGTGATATTTTAGTTACTAGTGGATTACAACAAAAATCGAGTCCAACCACACCTAGGTTTATAGGCGATAATGAAGATGCACAAAGTGTGGCAGTCGCTGGGTTTGAATTCCGAATTGTTGCTAAAACACAAATGTTGTCAGATAAAACTGCTACGATTACAATTATTGGTAATGAAACGGGAGGCAGTGTTACAGTTAATTTGACAGTCAAAAAAGTAACAATTTCAACTATTTAAACTCCCTTAAAGGTAAATATCATGAACAACTCGAATATGATCGACAAATTAAAAACCCAACCAAAGGCTAGCTCGCCAGCAATACCCCTAGGGAATAATATAGTTTCACAAGCCGCTACAACGTCTCGTTCCATCGTGAACCAAGTTGCAAATGCAGGTACATCTCAACAAGCTGCTGCAATTAATAACCAAGTTCAACAGTTAGCTTTACAGTTAGCAAATCAGATGATATCAGAGCAGCAGCAATTACAAATTATATCTAGAAATGGCAGAACATTTACTCAATTTGATTTTGCTAATGATATAGTTTCAAATCAAATTGAAACAGTAACCGGCGGTTTATGGTCTGACAATGTTGCTAATTTAACTACATATTTTACATCATCAGCTCAAACTGATTCACAAAGAAAATATTATGTTGATGTATTACAATCAAACCCAACTGCAGATGGCGCTGCTGTACAATATTCTATAGCTTTCGGGCACTCATTAGGAAGTGGGTCAGACTCGCAAGGACAACTTAATGATTCCCCATCTAAAGCAATATATTCACAATATCGTCAATTGTTATTAAACCCAAATGATTCTAGGTTTACGACAGCCGGGTCAGGGAGCACTGATTATATATATGCAGTTAATTTTAAACGAAATAGAATTAAAGAAAAATTAGATTCAGGAAATTTTGAAATTCCATTAGTTAATATTAGTTCTAGATCAATTAATGCAACTGGGTCGGTTACTATAGGTACTAGTGTATATACATTAATTGATGATTCATCTATTGCATCTGCTTCTAGTACAAGTGCTGGCACAGTATATAATATAGTGTCTGGTTCAATAAATGATGGTGTATATAATCCAACCGCTCCAGTTTATTATGGATTATCATATCCAGACTATGGCACCGTTATACTAGACGGTAATATGTTAGATCAACAGTTAGGATTTGCGACAGTTACTGGTTCATCGGTTGAAGGGAATAACCATTTTGTATTACATCATTCAATATCGGGGTCTGCAGGATTTACTAATCCAGTAACAACTGACCCATATGGTTTCTTGGCTCGGAATTCTGAGAAAATTACTAGCACACATTATTTTGTAAGAATTAAAAATGCTGAATATAACTTTTCAAATAATCCGTCTTATGTTACAGGTAGTGTAGGGCAATTATCCCAATCTTCATTTGTTGGTGATCCTAAGACTTATATTACAACAGTTGGATTATATAGCGACCGACAAGAGTTGTTAGCAGTAGCTAAATTAAGTAAACCATTATTAAAATCGTTCCAACGAGAAGCATTAATAAGAGTTAAATTAGACTTCTAAAAATATAATCAGATTTAATCCCTGCTATATTTATTATAAATGTAGCAAGGTTTTACTGAATTATGGCCGAATCAAAAATAAAACAAAAAGAAAGTTACCAGGGAATTTACCCATCTGTTTTAAAGCAGATTGATTCGTCTGACGTAATGGTTAATGCATTTAACGCATATAAAACATGGACTATTGTTTCAGGGAGTGCTACTAGTAGCGCCACTCCATTAAATGGAGTATATTCAGATATAAAGTCGTTAAATTCTTTAAGCACATTAACAAATATCGATGGTTCGTCCCAAGCTATAACATATTTTTCAATAAATCATTTATATTACAAATATAAGGATGAGCCATTAAAATCATATGGCCCAACTAATTTAACTCTCACTTATAAGTATTTATATGCTAGTGCGTCGATATTATCAATCCCAAGCACCAAAATAGGCGACGGTATAAAACATGAATCATTTTCATTTACTGGGTCAGTAAATTTAGCTTCAGATCGTTATAGTAACATATATGATGTTGCATATGACACAGCAGCAATTGTTACTGATACAACATGGTATGATGGGTTTAATGAATATTTTGATTTAGATAGGGTTAACTATAATAGTTCAGGAGTAACATATGTTCCAGGAGTTCCTTTTTCTAATGGGTTACAATTGCCAGTAGGCTTAGCAGCTAAATTTGTAGGTACTGGGTTTATTGAAACTCCGATTAATGGAAATTATAATCGTAATAATGATTATGCGATTTCATTTTATATATCTGGTTCAAATACATCCTCAGCATCTCAATTAATTATAGCAAAAGTGTCAGGAAGTAATGCTCCGACATATCCATTTAAAGTTGAATTGAGTGGTAGTAATCAATTAATATTTTCTGCAGCTGGATCGACTTCTTATAAGACTCAATTAACATCTTCGATTGCGGTTACTAATTGGACGCATGTAGTATGCCAGAAGTCTGGAAGTAATTTACAATTGTATATTAATGGATCATTAGATTCAACTATTAATGATAGTTTATTAGTTAACACATTATCTCCACTTTCGTCATCAGCTAGGATAGATAACACTAGTAATTTGTTTATGGGTGGTTTTGATAGTCAAACATCGAATCTACAAGGTGTTCTAGATGAAGTTAGAATATTTAATAAGTCATTAACAAATGCTAATATAAGTTCTTTAAATAACCGTTTAGAGGGTGGGACATTATTACAAACACAGAACATTGGGAATGTGTTTAGCAAACAAGGAATCGTAGTAATTTCTTCGCCAGATTACCGATATAATAATATTTTAAATTTGCCATTTACATCTAGTTATAAAAGTACTATAACAATTAATGAATTAGCTGTCATTGCGAAATTAGCGGCCGGCGATTTTAATATGTCTACAAATTTAACACTTACTCATGATAATGACATAACATATTTACCA